TGAAGTTTGATGCAGACGCATGGAAAACGGATAGCGCGGAAAGCCTTAGCCTTGACATTGGCGAAGCTGGCAGCGTGGTGCTGTTCCCTGTTGCCAATGAGCGCGAGCACGCCCGGTTTGCCAACCATATCACGGCAGAAAAGAAGGTAGAGGAATTCAAGGTAGGTAAAGCCCCTGTTGTTTATTGGGAACGGGTGAGGCGGGAAAATCACTATTTCGATGCATACACGCTCTCGCGGTTGGCGTGCTACATAGGAATGACGCGGCATGGGTAAAAAGATCATCCGTTGCACAAGCTGCGAATCCAATGATGTGACCATCGTTGATGGTGGATGCCATTGCAACTTTTGCGGTGCTGATTTTATCCCGCCGTCTAAGTATGTGGTTTACGTGCCGCCAGTGCCACAAGTGTTTGGGGCGGCTTGCCCCCGGTGCGGAGCAAAGAATGTGCGCGTCAAGTCTAGCCCTGCGCCGGAAGGTGGGCGGCGTATCCGGCAACATAAATGCCGGTGTGGAGAAACCTTTCTAAGTGTTGAGATAACACGGCGTGTTATGTAATGTGTTGACACACTAGCGATATCGTTGTCTAATCCCGCATAAGTTTAACAACTTGGCGGGCTTTTATTTTGACGGTAACTGAAATTAACACGCTAGTAGATGCCGCCGTAACTTTCATGTCGGATGGCAACTGGGCAGCGGCACGTGCAAAACTTATTGCTGCGTCTGCCGGTATTGCCACGCGACCGGATACCCGCCACGGCGAAGCGGAACTGAAGTATGACCGGCGAGCCGTCAACGAGTTGATTGAACAAGTCAACCGGGAATCTCGCCGCGTTGCGGGTGCCGCCGGTTCTCAACTCACCACCACGCCAATTCAGTACGGGGGGATATAGCTATGGCTACCTCCCGTAATCAAGGATATATCGGCAAGGCGGTTGCGAACCTGACCGGCTGGTTTGGCTCGCTTACCAATCGCATCAACTCTGCAAGCTACGTGGGCGCGACCGGCGAAAGCATGAATGCTGCGCTGGAAGCGGAACGCCCCGTGCTTACCCCGCGTATCGAATTGGAATACCGCAATAACCCGGTATTGCAGGGTGTGGTTAATTCCTACGCCGCCCGCATGGTTGGGCAGGCGGGGCCGCAGGTGCGTGTTGTAACGCAAGAAACCGATTATGCCAACAAGCTGGAATCCATCTGGGGCCGGTGGTGGAACGAGTATTGCGACTTTGAAGGGCGCGAGCATGGCCCCGATAAGTTGCGCATGTGGCTTGGGCCGCTTTTGTGGAATCATGGCGATATCTTTGAGCAATACGTAACGGCCAACCCTATGGTGCCGATTGACTTGCCCAGCCTGCGCTTAAAGAGCGTTCACCCTAACCGGGTGAAGAATCCCGGCGTTGGCGGGCTGGACCCGTATATGCAAGAGGGTGTTGAGATTGATGCTACTGGGCGCGTAATTCGCTACCACGTTGGCGACCCGATAGACGATGCCCTTAGTTTTGCCACCACGGCAATCCCCGCTGCGGACATGCTGCACTACTATGAGCCTGCGGAGCCGGGCCAGTTGCGCGGTGCGCCTTTGGCGGCGTGCGCATTGCAGACGATTACAGACCTGCGCGACCTAGACAAGCATGTGCTGGAGTCTATGAAGATTGCCGCCACGCTTGGCGGTGCTGTGCTGGAATCCCCAAACAACGGCGGCGAATTTAGCCCGGAACCGGTGGACCTGAGCACTTGGACTAAGTGGGAAATCAAGACCGGCAGCATGACGGCTGCGCCAGTTGGTTATTCAATCAAGCAATTGAAGCCGGAACAACCCGGCGTGAATCACGTTGAATATCGTGATGAAAGACTCCGCGAGATTGGCCGTGCGCGGAATATCCCCTTGCTCAATATCAAGGCGGATAGCGCGGGGTACAACTACTCCTCGATGCGCTGGACAGACGGCGAATATGAGCAAAGCCTTATGTTCGACCGGGGCAAGATAGAGCGCAAGATTCTCAACGTTATCTTCGCCCGCTTCTTTGCTGAGTGCGTGAATATGGGGCTTATTGGACCCCGCCCCAAGGATATGAAAGTCCAATGGGTATGGTCTAAGAAACCCAATGTTGACCCGCAAAAAGAAGCCAATGGGCAGGCTACGGAATTGGAGAATGGGCTTACCACGCTTCACCGTGCTTGCGCAGAGCGCGGCATTGATTACGACCAATTGGTATCCGAGTTGCAGGCGGAAATAGAGCAAGTTGAAAGCATGGGCGGCGTGCATCCGTTCCTGCGTAGCACGGTGCCAGCCGAACAGATACCGGAAGATGACGGCGATGATGCACCAAAGAAGGGCAAAGAAGATGATTAACATTATCGAGCAACACAGCAAGCCCGTAATGGCCGATGTGACTATGAGCATTGTCTTGCAGCGCGAAAGTATTTCTGTTGAGACCCGTAGCGTTGAGGCTGTGATTGTCACTGAAAGCTCTACTCCTAGCGTGGTTTTTGACTATGTGCGTATGGAGTACATCGACAACATCTTCCTTATGAGCGGGTATCAACCCGTGGATAAGGTTTCACTTATCAGTGACCATGAAAGCTACACCACTGATTCAGTGCTTGGCAGCGTGGTTAATTTGCGGGTTGTCGAAATGGCCCTTAGAGGGCGGCTGGAATTCTCTTCAGACTCCGAAACCGAAAGCAAATGGATACGGGTTAAAGAGGGCCATATTAGCCGCGTGAGTATTGGTGCGCAGTTGATTGCATCCCAAACGATTGAACCGGGCGAGACTGCCACGGTTGAAGGAAAAACGTATACGGCTGGCACGCGGGCATTGCGTATCAATACCGCGTGGAAGCCTATCGAAGTGAGTCTAGTGGTGTTTGGAGCCGATGATAACGCCCGTATAGCGGCGCGGCAAGCAGCGGCAAACAGGAACAATAGGAGTGTTAGCAAAATGGACTGGACTAAGAGTGTACTTGTGCAGATGGGGCTAGTGGCCCCCGATGCCGATGCGGCTGCGGTATTGCAGGCGCGTGCGGCATTGACGGTTGAACAGGCTGCGGCGTTTGATACCGCTGTGGCCCAGTTGCAGGCGGCAGACCCCGGCGAAGAGCCGGAGGAAACCCCTGCCCCCGAAACGGAACCGGCAACCGAGCCGCTTCCGGTTGAACAGTCTGCGCCCAAGCGCGTAGACGTTGCCGCCATTCGCCGCAATGCGGTGGCTGCGGAACGTGCGCGGGTTGCCGCTATCCGGCAGGCTGCGGGACCGGATATCCCCGCCGATGTGTTGCAGCGTGCCATTGACGGCGCATTGACTGTGGAACAGGCTAATGGCCTGTTCCTTGCCAGCGTTCGCGCCAGCCGCACTGCGCCGGTTGCGCCGAACATCAACACGGGCGCGGGTAATACCCCGACCGATGCAAACGTGTTCGCTGCGGCTGTGTGCCAGAGCGCGGGCGTTGCCTACGTTGACCCCCGCGCTACGGTTTCTCAGCGTGCAGAGCGCGAGCGCGTGGCGGACGCTGCGGGCCGCTTCAACGGTATGGGCTTGCTGGACCTCGCGGAACAGTGCATCCGCCTTGACCGTATGCAGCCTGAGATTGGCCGCGAAGCCCGCGTACAGCAGGCGTTCTCCAGCACCTCGTTCAACAACGTGTTGGGTGTGGTGGTTGACCGTATGCTTATGCAGGCGTTCGATGAGGCGGAAGATTCCACTGTTGGCTTGACGTTTGACACCGATGTGGCGGACTACCGCACTGTGGACCGTGGCGCACTCGACAAGGTGCCCACGCTTTCCCCCACCCCTGAAGGTGGCACGGCTGACCATGCCAGCATGGGCGACGGCAAGGAAAGCTATCAGGTTGTGCGCTACGCCAAGCAATTCCAAGTGGACGAAATCACGATTGCCAATGATGACCTTGGCGCGATTCTTCGCACCATCATGGAAATCGGCAACGCCGCCAACCGTCTGCGCCCCGACCTTGTATACGCTACGTTGCTGGCGAATGCTTCCATGCGCGATAGCGTGGCCCTGTTCCATGCCGATCACAACAACCTGTTGACTACGGGCAGCGCACTTGCGTCTAGCACGTTGCAGGCTGCAATCACGGCTATGGGCAAGCAGTACAAGCAGGAAGGGAAGCAAAAGATTCCCCTCAATATCCGTGCTGCCCACCTTGTGGTGCCTCACGATTTGAAGTTCCTTGCGCAGATTCTGTTGACCTCCGCTGAACGCAACAACGCCAGCGAGAACGGCACGTTTAACCCGCTTGCCACGGCTGGTATCCAGATTCATGCGGATGATCGCGTGGGCGTAAACGGCGTGATTCACCCCGAAACCGGCACGGCTTACGCTGGCACGGCAACGAATTACTTCCTGTTCGCCAACCCGACGACTACCCCGACCATCGAAGTGGGCTACCTGCGCGGGCGTAATCGTCGCCCGTTGATGCGCAAGATGGCCCTTCCCGTTGGCCGTTTCGGCGTTGGGTACGATATCCAGCACACGATTGGCTGCAAGGCTCTCGACTGGCGCGGCGTGTTGAAGGCTACCGGCGCAGCATAGGTTGCTGTGTCGTTGATGTGGTAAAGGTTGAAACTAAGCCCCTACTGGGGCATGAAAGGCGAATACGATGCAAGCGATTGTGAAGAATGAAGTGGGGCGCGTGCGGATTACCGCCACGGCAGCCGTGGCCCCCGGCGATATTGTTAGCCTGCCCGATGGGCGCGTAGGCGTTTTCACGGGTTCGCAGACCTGCGCTATCGGTGACATCATCGAGCTTGTCACTGAGGGCGAGATTGACGTTACCGCGTTGACGGGTACTACCTTCAGCCAAGGCAGCGAAATCTACTGGGATGCCAGCGCGTCTACCGCCGTGGCGACTTCGACCGGCGTAGATGATTTCTACATTGGCCGTGCGGTTGCCGCGAAGGTTTCCGGCGAGCTTGTGGTGTCTGTGGCAATGGTGGAAGGTTTCGCGGGCCGTAACCCTGTTGTGCGCCACACTCGCGGAATCACCCTCGACCATGCGGATGCTACCGAGCATGACGTTATTGCCGCAGAGGATAACGTCAATGGTAGCCATGTGCTGTTTTTCGGCACGGTCACCGAACAGCCCGTAGGCTCCTCGGAAGATCAGCTTATCCTTGGTCTCTTCGACGAGGATGACAACGAGTTGGCCCGCATTACCACCACGAATACGACCCCCGATGCCGTGGGCGTGCAGTTGCGCGCTACCACGGGCAAGCAATTGCCCGCTGGCAAGGGTGCGTATGTCAAGGTGGTTCAGGCCACGGCGGGTGGCTCGCCTGCGGGTGCTGTCCGCGTATGGGTTCACTTTGGCCGCTACTAGGCGGTGATTGATTGTTGATGGTGGCGGGCGATGCTGATAAGGGTGTCGCCCGCCACTGTAACAACGGGATATTTCAGTGAGCAATTTTAGCGACGAATTCCAAGTGATTGCCGGTGAGGATTTGGTATCCGTATTCGGTGAAACGCTTTCTTGGGTGAACCTTTCCAACCAGACGATTAGCGGCGTTGGAATGGTGCTAGAAATGCCCACAATGACTGACAAGGCGAGCGAGACGGTTGACTATACGCAGAGCCTCACGGTGGACATGTTGCCCGATGCTGTGGCGGGTGGGCTACCCCAAAAAGGTTGGCGCGTTGAGTATGGCGGCAATACCTATACCGTTATGCAGGCGAATACCACGGGCGGCGGGTTGTGGCGGGTAACGATAAAGCTACGTGAAATGCAGGTGTCTAGGAGAATGGGCCGGTGAGTCCTGAACTTACACTAATGAACCGCGTTGCTGAAATGGTTAGCGAGTGCGAAGCATTTCAGGAATGGACGGGCATGGATGGTGAAGTAGACCCGGCGGCGGCTGCATTGGAGCGGGTATGGGTTGAGTGTGCGCACAAGGATGAATTCACGGCTAACGGCTGCATCTTGCAGAGCGAAGGAATCCGCATAGAGCGGGAAGGCTGGACGCACTGGCACACATGGCCCACGGGCCGCGTGTATCTGGTATTCCACGGCACGCTAACGAGCGCGGGTAACATGACGGAAATGTTAACCGAATTCATGGAATCCATCCGCGCAATCAAAGAAGAGTTTATGACGCTGGCCCTTGACCCCAGCTACGTGCAATTCCGCACGGTTGAGGAAATGATAGGGCCGGAATTTGATGACGAAGAGTTAGAGCGCGTAACGGCAAGCGATGCCGTTGGAACGTTCGATTTGCGGTGGGGCTTTTGGTGTGAATTGATGGGCGTAGGGGACGCATAACAATGGCCGTTCGCTACCAGATAGTCATTGCCGAAAAAGGCGCGATGCCCAAAGGGTACAAGCGCATGTATCCGGCATGGGCTAAGGGCGCATGGCGTGCGGTGGCGGAGCATTGGCACAAGGTATACCGCCCGCTTCACTTTACGGAAGCAGCGTTTTCGAGATACAACATTTACAAGCGGCGTGCAGCCTACACGAATAAAAAGAAGGGGCATACCAAGCCCCTGTTTGATAGCGGCGATTCTTTGCGGCAATCGGAAAAGCAAGACATACGCGGTACTTCAAGCGGTGCCAGCATCTACATGCGCGTCCCCAAGCTGAATTATTTCGGTAGCTATCGGCCAATCAAGGGAACGGGCGGTGTAACGGTGGTTAAGTGGATGGGTCCGCGTATGCGAATGCGTGAAGAACTAGAATTTGTGAACTCGGAAGAAACGCGCTACTTGGGCGTTGTAGCTGCAAACCACTTTGCGAAGATGATTAACGCGACAAACACAGAAACGCGCAAGCGAATAGCATAGAAGGATTCAGACATGAGCATCTTTACTGGACATATGGTGAAGCTGGATGATGTGGTGATTTCGGACGTTACCGCCCAAAAGGTAATGATGGGGATTGAAACCAATCGTGACCCGGCAAACCTTGCCACGGCCACGTATGCGAGCGTGAAGAAAGCCCAGCCGATGTTCGGCTTTACTTCGCGCCAAGTGGCGGCTGTGCTGGATAAGGGTGTGTCTGCCAACCCGTACCAGAATCTTGCAAGCTGGACAAGCGGCTATACCCAGTACATGGCAGAGCGCGTAACGGGCGGCGTGTATGCCAGCGGCAGCACGCACCGTTCCTTTGCGGTTCCGGCGGGCATGATGATTTGCCGTAACGTTTCGTGCGGGCAGGAAGAGGATGCGGTGATACAGGCGGATATCCTGCCGATATCGAGCAACGGCACAACGCTACCTTTCACGATTGCAGACAACGCCGCGCTACCCACCTTTGACCCCGACGATGATCAGCGGTTCACCATTGGCCCTTGGACGGTTGGCAACGTTGCCTTGACCGGCATTACGCGGGTATCGGTGGACTTTGGTATCACCGAGCAATGGGTTGCGGGCGATGGGTTCCCTATTCCTACGCGGTGCAGCATTCGCCAATACTTGCCCACCATCCGCATTGAAGGATTCACGGCGGGATGGTTGGCGGCTGCGGTAATCCCCGCGCTAGGCGTGGCTGGTACGCAGGCCAATACCTTTGGATGGTTCCGCAAGCGTGCCAAGGGCAGCACCTTTGTTGCGGCGGCAACTGCGGAGCACATCAAGTTTTCAATGGCGTGCTTTGCCCACATCGAAAACACCGATTCCAGCGGCAACGAGGATGCCCCGGCAACCCTTGTGCTTGAAGGTATTGATGACGGTACGAACGCTGTTGTGACGATTGACACCACTTCCGCAATCAGCTAGGCGCACCAATGGATTACGGATTCCTCTACTTTATCGAAGGCTTAGAAAAGAAGCCCGACCCGTTGCAATTGTTGCAGCTTGGGCTTGGCTACGCTTTCGATGGCGGCATTGTGGACTTTTGTGGGACTACACGCGGGCCGGATGGGTGCGGGGCTGGCGTGGTGATTTGGTTGCGCGATTCTATCCCGGCGGACGCGGGCGGGTTCCGGCCTAAGATTCAGGATTGGCAGGAAGTGCCGCCCGTGATTGTGAACGTGGCTGGCGATTCTGACAGTGGCCCTAGAATCTTTGTAGGCTGGATTCGTGGCGCAAAGCCTAGTGCAGGTAGCCTTGCGCGTGCGCGAGTGCTTAGGGGACATCCTGTGCGCTTGGGTGACGGCAAGCTGTGGACGGTTCCGGTTGCTCGCGCAATCGTTGAAACTCCAAGCGGCCATATCCTTGGCGGGCAGGCGTTGCCCAAGCGGACGCGGTTAGACCGGGAATCCGGGCTTTGGGTAAGCGATGGTGTTGAGCACCAATACAGTGAGCTATGGCGCATTGCGGAATTGTGGTGGGACAACCTGATAATTGCTGGCAAGGCTGCGATTGACCGGGAAGATGATGATGTAACGTTCGACTTCCACGAAAAGATTGAGTGCGCATTGCGGGCGTTGTCCACGAATTACCGGATAGGCGCAACCGAGTGCGAGATACTTGGATTGCTGCCAGAGGGTATAGCGGAAGAGGTACTTAACGCCACGGTTGACTTGCCCACATGGATTGAGTTGTCCCGTAAAAAAAAACAAGCAACGCCCGGCGCAATTATGAATGGTGGCGTGGCGGCATGAGGCAGCTTCCGCCCAGCATGGCGGAGATTGCATGGTACGCGATTGAACAGGTTGACCATAGGAATGCTCCGCCGGTGCAGATAGTGCAACGGCGCGGAAGGTAGGCAAGCGTGTCAGTAGCGAAGGTAACATTTCAGGGCGATGCGTCTAGCGTAGTGAAAGCTGCGGCGGCTGCATCATCTTCAACAGACAAGCTAGAAAAAGACCTTGTAGAACTTCAAAAGCAAGCGAAGAAAACGGAAGAGGCATTTACCAAGGGAGCGGATGCCAACGCCAAGCATATTGAAAAGCTGATAGAGAAAAATACCGCATTGTCTAAGAAGCTGGACAGTGTAGAGACTGAATTCAAGCAAGTGAGTGCGGCGGCTAAACAACAGTCCGCAGACTACGCGAAGATGGTGGCGGAAACTGGCAGACTCATAGACAAGAATACACAACTGGAACGCTCTTTTGAGAAAGTCCAGTCCGAAATGGCGCAGGTAAAAACCAAGGGTAGCGTAGCCTTTACGGGATTGCTTGCCGGGGCTAAAACTTTGGTTGCTGGGCTTGGCTTGGGTGCAGGAATCGCGGGCGCACTTCGCTTAGTCACAGCCGAATTCCGAGCGATGGAAGAGCTAACCCAAGCCCGCAAGAATGTTGCCTTAACCGTGGAGGGCGCGGAGGCTAACATTGCAACCAATATTTCCAGCACTGGGGATGCCGCGTATGATGCTTCCGAAACAAGTAGGGCGGTTAGTGCTGGACGCGCCATAGCGAGCAAAACTAACGTTCCGATACTGGACGTTCAAAACGCTATTGCGGCTGGACTAAGCGCGAGCGGTGGCGATATAGATGCTACGCTTGCAGCCGTGGAACAGCAGGCGGAACTCAACCGCTCCCGCCCTGAAGATATAGTAGCGGGTACTTCCGGCGTGCTATCCGTAATGGGAATCATGCAGACAACCGATGCGGAAGCCGCGCAAGGAATCCTAGAATCCATCGGTGCTAAGTCTGAAATATCCAGCCCTGCCAAGATTGCCGAAACTGCACCAAGGGCATTAGCTGCGGGTGCTGGGTATGGATACGATATTCAGGAAGTTGGGGCATTCTTTTCACAGTTAACAAGAGAATCCAAAGACAACACTGGCGACCGTAGCAGCACGGCGGTGATATCGTTTGTGGAGCAGTTGTTTGAATTTTTCAACAAGGGCAAGGGAAAGAAATTCAACAAGGCGGCGGAGGCTGATCGCGGGTATGGGTTGGGATTCCTTGAACAGATTCAGACCCTGCAAAACAACCCCAAGCTGGGAGCGGAATTCCAAGAGAATCTAACGCTAGAAAAAGCGGCTAGCGGTCCCGTTCGCAACATGATACTTGATCAGATGTCCACTATGGCTACTGGTATCTTGGAGATAATCGCTACCGCGCCAACCGATATGGAAGGGCTAGCAGGCGCAGTTACTTCCCGCCGTGCTAGGTTGGGTGCAGTTGGTAGCGTTGCGATTGGCGACACTCAACGTTCACTAGATGCCGCTCAACAAGAGGCATTGCTAGGCGATGCTGGCACTTCTAGCGTATTCACAAAGCAAGAGCTTTACGAAACGCTGCAATCGGTTGGCTATGGTGCCACACAACAGACTAACGCTGGACTGGTATACGGTGTACGGCGTATGGCTGGACAGTCTGAGCAAGAGGCTTATTCAGGAACGATCAGCAGTATTGCAGAATCTGCAATTGAGAGAGGCGACCCAAGAGGGGACAGGCTAAACGATGGGTTGCAAGAGTTGATCAAGCTACAACGCGAGCAAAATGAAATACTAAAGAAAAGCACTACCGCACCCCGAACGCCCGACCGGCAAGCCGCAGGAGGTGCATAACCAATGGCAAGCATAGGCGGCGTAAATGTTCACGTTTGGACTAAAAACGAGGTGCAACCCTTGGGTGGTTCGCTGGAATTGCGGACCCGTCCCGGCGTTTCTGGATACGACTTGATAGCGATGGGCGGGCGGAGTGAACCGTTCGAGATGGAATCTGTTTCTGATTACGATACAGAATCGGATAGGCACGCTGCCCACGCTTCCTTCAACGCGCTCCGGGGTTACGTTGTGAGCCTTGTTGATAACGATGCCCGCACTTGGAGCGTGGCTGTGTTGGGAATCAACGTGGTGGGCAAGCTGGATAGCCCGCTTGCGGTTGGTGGATTAACTAGCGGAAAATATGAATTGCGCCTTTCGTGGCGTTTGCAGGCGGTGTAACACATGGCGATTACAGCTTTTACCTACACCTTAACGGAAGAGATAAACGGCGGGCGCGTATATCGTCTGGATGCCGTAAGCGATGACCCCACGCCAACCTTCTACTGGTATGAGGAAGGGCAGCTAATATCCGTAACCAAGATAGGGCAGATATTCCGCGCCGTCCCTGCTGGGCTATCGGTTGCGTTTGAAGTGTTTGATGACCCCGCCACGGTTGCTACCCCCGGATATCCACCGCGCATTGTGCTGCAATGGGAGCGAAGCCCCGGCGCGGTGTACTACCAGATTGTGCAGGATGCCCCGATTGTGGACAACCCGATATTGTTGGGGACAATCCCCGCGCAATACCCCGTAGAGCGATGGGAAAGCCCCATCTTGGATGCCGGTGAATATGAATTCAGCATCTACCCCGTATTCGATAGCGAGCAATTAGGCAAAGCAACCTCTATCCCCGTGCGCGTTGTGCGCCGTCCCGATGCGCCAGAATTCACGGTAGATTATGACGGTGGAACAGGCAACGCGGAAGGGACCATCGGCTAATGCTTGGAGTCTATTATAGCGGCGCAGAGACACGCGGAGTACCGCAGACGGATGCCCGCGCATGTTTTGGGGGCAAGCGTTCCAGCACGCGGGAGCAACTGTATTGGCCCCGCATGGTGAATGGGATACGCGGGCTTTCGGTGGTGGAGTTGGGACCGGGTAATGCGTTGGGCGTTGGCACAATCACGGCGGCAACCGGGGACAGTCTTATATGGACTCCGCCGGGTGGTGAAGCTGGCGCGGCTGTGACCGTGCTGCGTGGCGAACGTGCCGTGCTTACGGGTGCCGATAGCGATGCTGCCTATGTGGTTGTACAGCGTACCGATTCCCTTCCAATGGGCGGTGCTGTGGCTGTGCAGGTAATGGAAGGGTACAACAACGCAATAGGCGGGCGCGACACCACAACGGCAGAGCTAGCCGCAGGGATTACGCTTTACGCTGGCGTGTTCCTTCGCAATGAAGATACCGTTGCATGGGATTCAATCAAGGCATGGATTGACGTTGACTGTGATCCTAGCGTTGCGGTTGCGCTTGAAGATACGGACGGTTCAGGGGATATCCAAGAGATTACGGATGATGAGGATTCCCCCACTGGGCTAACGTTTTCAACATCCACAAGTGAAGGCGGCGCGAGCATCATTAGCAGCGTGGCGGTTGGTGATTCCGTAGGGCTTTGGATACAGCGGACGATTGAAGCCGATGGGGATGCAAGCGGGCGCAGGCCTGTGCGTATCAAGGTGAAGATGGTTAGGACTGGCGACGATATTACCGTGACATTGATCGGGCTTTTCCGTAGTGCTGGGCTTAGTGGCTTTATCGTTTCGGTTGAAGATACCCCGCCGGGAGAAACCATAACCCCGCTATGGACGGGGGCGGCTGGCGATTGGGATATTGCTGACTTAGACTTAACAGAGGGAATACATTATTTTGCGGGGTTCGCCGTCAATGAATACAACATTTACAGCGCGGCGGCTGTTCAGAAAGTTACCATTGATGCTGGCGGGGATGTGACACTGAATCCCCCGCGCCCGCCCGGTGGCGTGAGTGTGAACAGCGTATCACTAACGGATGCCCGAATTACGGCAACCTATGCCCCTGAATTTGAAGGGGATAATATCGAAGAAATCAACGACCAACGCGGCAACGAGTGGCTTGTGTATATCACTACCGATGACACAGACCCGTTGTTAGCCACGCCGGAAGTTGTCGAGATGGAATACGAAACGGGCGACTTGCCAGAATTCCTTTCTTGGGATAGCGATGCAATCCTAGACGATTCCCCCGTGCGCGTGGCGGTGAAGGTGCGCAGGAATGAGGGTGCAGGCGTGGTGCAAGACAGCACTGCAACGCTTGCCAGCATGACACACAAGATAGACGGCGTATCCGCCCCCCGCGCATGGGCGTTTGCGGGCAACGCGGCGGGGTTGTGGTTTGGTAAGGCAGGGGACCCAACAGGGACTATAACTGTGGATGCTGGCAAGGGAATTACTTGGTACTACTCTTCCGGTAGCTTACGACTGCAAGCTAATGGCAAGGTTCTATTCCGCATGATTTATCGCGGGGCTAATCACCCTGATAACGGGTTCTATATCCCTAGTGAATATGAGGTAACGCTTGAAGCCTATGACGGCGGCGATGCTGGCGAGAATGACGCGGTAGGCTTTGATACATGGGACGGCAGCAACAAAGAAGTTGTACTTCGCGCCCGTGGGCAGAATCTCGCGGTATTTGACGTTGTGACCATGCAGGCCACAATCAATGCGTTGACGGTGGATGATGCAGATATCAGCATGGAAGATTTCGGCTATATCTACACGGGATACAACCAGAGCCTTTACAGCCCGTTCGATGAAGAGTACCAACGCAAACGCCCCATTGCTGCGCTTATGGCCGAAACGGGTGAACTACGTGTGCGCGGTAAGTTAGAATTCACCATGAATGAAGCGGCAATCCTTGCGCTTTAGTGGAGTGTTATAAATGGCTGGAGTATTCCTAAGCGGCGGCGCGGCGGGTGCGGTTCGATACCGTGACTCACAACCCCTTGTCTATGCGAAGCGTAATTGGGATGATGCTTGGACGTATCTACCTTTCGTGACCTGCAACCAGTGCAGTATGCAGGCGGGGCCGGGTGTGGGGACCGCTACGCTTACATGGGATTTTGGCTATATCCGTAGGGCGGAGACGCGCACATTCCAGACGTTTACCCCGTATTACCTGAACCGCATGTATGTGGCGGTTGAAACGCTTAACAAGTGGGGCGCGTTTCAAACTTGGGTTGGCGTGGTGGAGAATGAACAGGTGCGCCCGTGGGGCAACGCCACGCTTACGACCGGCGAACAGACGTTTACGGCGTATGAGCTTCACCACTTGCTCGACCGCTACCCCATTCGCGGGGCATACGTCAACAACGGGCTAGGCGGTGGTACTCAGTACATTAAAGAGAATCTTGTATTCAACGGCAGCATGAGCGGGCGTAGTGATTTGTTCGCCAATCAGCTTGTTGGCGGCGGCGTGTTTTTCGTTGGTCCGAACAGCGTCTTTTGGAGTGATTGGGATATCCTGAATTACGTGTTCAACAACTACGTGAACGCGGCATTTGGCATTGTCTTTGAAGGGCTAGGCGAAGCGCAGGTAGCGTTGCAAACATCGTACCGCAGGCTTGACCCTAAAGGTATGACTCCGAAGCAAATCCTAGATACGCTAGTTGACCGGCGGCGAGGGCTTGGGTACACCATCCAGACAAACGGGGTAGGCACGGTCTACATTTACGTATTCTCGCAATTGGCAGAGGCCACGGGCGCGGGCTATTCCTACGTGCCTGCAAACGAGAATCAAGCGGTGCTGTGGTTCGCTGGATACCGCGATGCGGAAGTAGAATACAGCTTTGGCGAAGTCACCCATTACGATGAGGTGGTAGTCGAGGGCGGCAACGTGTTCACCACGGGCACGGTAAGCATTGCAGACGGCACGCTAGAGCCTGCATGGGATTCCACGGAAGAAACGGATTACAAAGACGCTGACATAGGCGATGTTGAAATCTGGCGCAAGGATGCGTACCGGCGCGAAGAGCAATTTGATAACGTGTTCCAAGGGTTCCGGGTTCCGAGCGGATGGGATGCGTTCTTGGGCGATGGTATTGGTGGCGAGCAATACAACGCGCTCCCGTCTGTTGACTTGGATGGGCAGATATACCCGGACATTCAAGCGGCGGCATTCCGCGCCGGTAAACGTTTCGAGCGTGATCTCCCTTGGGAGTCTCCGCTTGCAACTTCTACAAGCGAGCCGGAATACGCCAAGGCATTTGCCGTGTGCAGCTTTCCGGACCCGGACTTTGTTGATGACCCGGAAGATGAAGAAGATGCAGCTACCACGCTGTATGCGTTCACCGAGGTTATCGAAAAGCTGAAAATGCGCGGCACTTCGCTGGAACTTGCAGACGGCTTGTTGGGTATGACTTTGCGCCCGACGATTAACCATACGCTGGCATTGAATCATTGGGATACAGAGGTTCAGGAAAGCGAAGAAGAGCCTAAGCTGGATTACGAAACCTTGATGCTAACGGCGCGATTCAAGACAGACGAAAAGCTAGGCGTGTATTCCAGAATCCCCACTTCCGAATTCCTTGAGACGGGCAAAACAAAAGTGATTTACATGCCGGAATGCCGCGCCGAATACGTGGTGCCGGGTACGGTGTCCGGCGTGGTGGATGGTGAACTTGTGCGGGCGTATTCTGGACTACTCCGCGATGATACCTACCGCATTTACATGGCGGCGGCAATGGCTGTGTCTTGGTATGGGCAGGTGCGCGCTACGTTGGCTTTCAGGGCGCGTGGCATTAGCGTGGCGTATGGCGTGGGCACTTTGATTGCGGCAACCGAGGGACCGGAAGGTGTGACGCAGGTAGGCACGCCGGTTACAAGCGTGCAATGGAATTTTACACCGGGGCAGCAAGGAACATCTTGGCAGACCGGGTTTAGCGAAATGGACTTTGCGGAGTCTTTCAATGGATAGGCAATTGATTAGCCGCATAGAGCGGTTGGAAGCGAGTACCGATAGGTTGCTTGGCAGCAACTTGCGCGTGACCGTGCGCGGTGGCGGGAGTGGTGGGAGTGGTGGCGGAACCGTATTCAATGCAGACACGAAAGCCAACCTTGCTCCCAAGATGCCCAACGATGGGCAGATGGGCTATACCACTGGCGCAACGAAACGCTTCTATATCCGCATCGATGGGGATATGGTCTGCGTGACTCACTTGGAGTAGCGCGTCATGGCTTGGCACTCAACATGGGAAGAAGAGCAAATAGTCACTGGCGGGCAGGACTCAGTAACGGAACTTGATTTACCGTCACTGAAATACCTGCTAGCGGACCTATGCAACGCCATAAATGAACGGTACGCATTTATCCCCGGTTCACCGATAGCGTTTACCGTAAATTCTGGGACATCAACAACTCCAGAGCCTAGCGATTTTGTCGGCATGTCAATAAACGAAATCAGCGAAACCTATGATGAAATACTGGCTGGTATATTTGATTTCTATGGTACATCTTCCGGGGATTGGTACAAGCCCGACTATTCCGAGACTTGGTCGCGTAGTGAAGTGTTGGCGGATGCTGGGTATACAACCGCTGATATAGGCAAAGACAATTGGAGAAACAAATCATTTTACTTAGCCTTACGTGCCATGCTGGAAAGAGCGAGATACCTGATAGGCATTGATAATGCGCCCGATCTTGAGGATGATATTTCTTTCGGTGAATCTGACCCACAACCACCTAGCGGCGCGGATAATAGCGTTGAAGATGCTTGGGACTCTGTTTCACTGGATGACACATCCTCTGTGTTGGCTTTCGGCTTACGCAGGCAGATTGAATCTGGAGCCGCCCCCAATTGGTACATTGCAAATAAATCAGCTACCGAAATATCGTTTACCTTTGATTCGTCTGATTTTGGCGCGCTTACCGGCGGCACGGTAGAATATCAATTCGCCAAAATGACAACCAACCATAGCGCAGGGATTTACTTATCCACATCGTTTAGTGCTGAAGGATTGGTCGATGGTGAGGCTTACGAATTCACTTACTCCGCGTCTGGTTCTAGTGGAAGCATGGTAACTGACTGGATACCGATCAGCGTTATTGGGTTGACCGGTTCAATAGCGGCAACATTAGATATCCCCGCAGATAGCCCTATAACAGATGTTGTTGGATTCAACTCTTACGGCATTCAGATAGTTGTTGGTAGTGTTCGCGCCGATGTTGATATAAACGCTTTGCTTGAATATAACGCATAAAGGATTCCCAAAATGGCATCAGGTGACTTGAACGTAGGCGGCGACATCAACGCCGCACAGGTGTACTCAACCGGCGAAGTGGTGCCGGGTGTTTTGCAGCACACACTAGCCACGGGCGTTGAACTGGTTAGCGGTGTCTTTACCCCTGCGGCGGTGGGCAACGCTTTCCTGATAGACACCGAGGGCGCGGCATCTTCCGATGATTTGACCGGCATAGACATGAGCGTGTTTCCTGATTTGGATGCGGTCATTGTGTTCTACATGCGCACCGTAAGCAGTACCCGCGATATCACGGTAAAGAATGGCAGCGGTACAGGGTCCACTAACAGCACGAACGTACGCACAAGCACGGGCGCGGATTTGGTGGCGGATACCACAGCCAAAATGATGCGCTGCACTTGGAACCCCCGCGCCAGTGATACCGGCGTGGTGATTGTTGAAAAGCTGATTTAGCCC